CAAGCTACGTCATCTGCTGCGAATTTATATCTTATTCCAGTTTTAATTTACAAATTCAATAACTGTCCTATTAAATGTGTAATACCTCTTGATGTTTTGCATGAAGGTTTTGCTGGTGGACACGACTTAGTTTGTGAAGTTTCTTTTGATATTTGGTGCTACATTGTGAGGGAGAAAATAAATGTTACTAGCTGACGGATTCGAAAAGGCTTTTGTAGGTCTAACAATACCTAGTCCTAAGGGTAATGAAGTTGCAGTCTATGATTACATGCTTTGTATAGATGTACTTATGAAAAGAGATGGTATGAATGAAGAAGATGCTATTGATTATTTTTATTTTAATGTAGTTGGTGCATACGTTGGAGAATACACTCCAGTCTTTATTAATCGAGCTACTATAGAGGAAACAATAGAAAATCATGGATAAGTTTGAACTCTTACAAAATACCGCTGATGTGATTCAAGAACGTGGCGATAGTTATGGCTCTATAACTCAATGCCATCAAAGGATTGCTGATCTATGGTCTGTCATACTAGAAAAGAAAGTTGAGCCTGAACAAGTGGCTCTTTGTATGATAGCTTTGAAAATGGCTAGACTAATGGAAAGTCCTGACCATACAGATTCATGGCAAGATATTATGGGTTATGCAATGACAGGCTTTGAGGTAGTCAATGACAAAGAATGATTTTCAAGTCTTTAAAAAGCAAGCTCGCATCTGCAAAACTAAAGAAAGATACATAGAAGTTTTATTGGCTATGAAAGTACTGCCTAATGTTAATGAACCTATGGCAAGAATGACATTAGAAGCTTATTGGGTGTACTATGCAGAACTTGATGCGACTGAAAGAAGCATGAGAGATGTAACGAGGTTTGTGCATGGTTATGTTTCGACTAGAATCCAAGACAAATTATTTTCTTGACAGGTTTTTTCTCGTTTGTATAATCAACCTTGTTGTACTGCCATACGGCAATAATATACTACTCTATCTATGCAGTAATATACTGCACATAATATATTATGTGCATATAATATATGTTAATTAAAATAAAAAAAATAGTCGTGCCTATAATATATCTATGCATAGATATATCAATGCATAGATAGACAAACACGACTATTTTTTTTAATTTTTAATTTTTGCCATTTCTACTTGCCATGAAAAATGCAATTCTCTCCAATAATTCCAAACATCTTGCTTAACTTGCTCGTCATTATTACATTCATCCATAAGATTTATTCTAGCTTGCTTGTTACTTGCATCTCCTAAAAAAGCATCTAGCATTTCGTTTGTTATTTGTTTTTGCATGTCTCTCTCCTATTTCTCAGTAATATAAATACGTTTTGTTAAGATACTGACAGTTTTACTGACAGGTTTTTGACCAGACTCGTAATAACTTATGGCTCTGATAGTTATGCCAAGCAATTCAGCCATTTCTCTTTGGGTATATTGCAATTCTGTTCTGATTTGTTTAAATTGCTCTTTTGTTAGCTTGTTATTTATGTTATTCATTTTAAGTTCCCTTTGCTAGTGAACGGCTCTGCATTGTCACGGTGCAGAGCCTATTATTTAAGTTTAATATTCGCCTTTTAAATTAAATTGGTGCTTTAGTTTCCAAAAAGCATTATCTAATTTTCGTATGTCTGAAAGATACAAGTCATTCATTTCTGTCAGCATACTTAAAGCATTAGCTAGGCTCTTATGAGTCTCTTCTATTGCTTTTAGTTGATCGACAGTTAAAGACTTCATAGACTTTGCAATTATTGCTTCTTCTCTTTCTCTTTTAGCTTTGTAGTGATCGTGATTTGTTTTCTTACTCATTGCCTTTTTCCTCCTCTGTTAAATCATCATTAAAAAACACTACACTACAAAAGATTGCATTATTCTTTCTATACTTAGCCATTTCTTTAACAGTAATTGTGTCTCTATATGCCCAATTAGTATGCCCTACCATTTCCTCACAAGCATCATCTAATCCGTCACTTTGATCTCTACTCATTGTTATTTCTCCCATTGTGTAATCATAGTTTGTAAACCTTCAGCACATTCGTATCTTCCCTCAAGCAATGCGGATTCCCTGCTATCGTCATCTTCATATAAAGGATTATTTGTAACTTCAGATAATTCTCCTTGAAGCCATACCTTTATTTTATCAATTGTTGACTCGCCTTGATTCATAGTCAAACCAAACTCAAATCCTTTTTTATAGTAGGCTGAACTTTTCATATAAGAATTATCAGCTCTATTATTTACGACTGCATCAACTACACCAAGCTTGAAGTAACTTAAATAGTTTTTACGTTTTTGATCTTCCATGTTATTGCTCCTTTATAGATTGCTAGCTATGTTGTCATGGTTTTGTATTTCAACCATTGTTTGCAGTATATTGTTTGCAAACTCTTTTTGACTGTCTGATAAATTGTCATAGTAATTTGATAAAAACATTTCTGTATTATAATCAGCATCAAATCGATTTAAAAACTCTGCTTCTAAATCAAAACATAATCTGTTTTTTGCTTCTTCAGCTACCAGCCATGTCTGCCAAATTATGTTTAGTTGACTTTCTATTTTCTCTTTTGTCATGTTATTGTCTTTCTCTTTTGCTAGTTGTACCATTAATGGCTATTTAAGAGCCTCATAGCCCTTGTTAATGTAAAGACTAGTATATTCTAGCCTCTACAATTCTTTTTATTGCTCTACTCGATAATATTTATCTGTAGTTACTCCACCTACTATGTCTCCATTATCATCTAAAAAAGTTACTTCGTCTTGAAGTAATAACTCTTCTGCATCAAATGAATATTTACGAGCCATCTCATTAATTTTTGTGGCACTAAATACATCTTGGGTACTTTGATCTTTCCACCAAACTCTGTATAATTTATCGTCTATAAAATCTAAAGTCATTTTATTTGCTCCTGTATAAATCTTGAGTTTGATAGACTAAATTCCAAATAGTGTATTTTTTGCTAAATGGATTTATGAAAGATATTGTTAAAACAGTTAACAATATTATTATTATTGTAGTTTCTGTTATGTCTTTTTTTGTCATTGTTTTACCTCCTATGCTAGTTTGTGAGCCTTGTAGCTCCTGCAAAGCTCTAATAAATAGAGCCTTGCTAGAGTAACAAGTTATTTTAAGCCTTATAAAAATTACTTACTCTAATATTTATTGCACCCTGATATTCAGCTAAATTTCTAGTGTACTCATCTATTTTGTTTTCTAAATGTTCTAATGTTATCTTTTCTACTTTTTCATTTGGTACGTCTAAAGATAATTCTATAGTTGCGGTATATTTCTTGAACATGTTATATTCCTCTTCTTTGCTAGTTAATGAGCTTTTAAAGCTCCCATAATACAGTCAATAAAGACTGTATTATAAGAGTATTAAAGTTTAAGCTACTTTCTGTTCTTCTGTGTTTACTAGCTCAGCATAATCATATTCTATGAATTGCAAAAATATACCACTATCAAGCCAGAACTTATTATACTTTTCTATCTTTTCTGGATAGTTTAAAACAAAGCTTTCAGCCATAAAAATGCTTGTTTTAACGTGTAAATAATCTTTTACAGTATGCAACTTACTTGCATCATTATAATATATAGATTTGTTGTGAGCTATCATTGCATCAATCATATGTTTCACAGTAAAATACTTAGCTGAAAGATTGGCGGTGAACTTGCCATAATCTCTACCATTGCACCAACCACTTCTGTGCATCTTTTCTTGTTGTAGCTCATACTTGAAAATATTATCTCTGTATTTATTCCATGTAATATTATTCATAAACTGCAAACTATCATACATTGTATTTATTACTTTTATTTGATTATTGTTAATCATGATATCGTTCCTTTTCTGTTGCTAGTTAATGAGCTTTTAAAGCTCTCATGATGCAGGGTTAAGCCTGCATCAAAAGAGTATTAAAGTTAGTTGATATAAAGGTCTCCGTCTTCTCTTAAAGTAAACTTGCTTATTGAGAAAGTGTGACTGATACAAAGGTCTCCGTCTTCTCTTATATCTTTAAGTAAATATAAAATATCTGTTTTATATAATCTTAAATAGTGTCCGTCATATTCACTTGTTTCAACATATCCAAAAACCCTTTTGGCTTTTTTTATCATTGTTATTATTTCCATTGTATATCCCTTTGCTAGTTGATTAAGTATTGATTGCTACTAATGGATAATAAAGGGCTAGAATAGCAACTAAGCCAGATATCATAAAGATAGTAAAGAATAAGCCAACAAAGCCAAGAGATAGGATATAAAAGCTTGTTGGTAGTAGTAAGATGAATTGAAACATTGCTATTAATAGAGTTGTTTTATATGTCATAATATTAGATCCTTATTGCTAGTGATTAAGTAATTAAATATAACCTTATAGAACAACGTTCTGTATGTCAATGCATGAAAGCAAATAAAAATTGATGCTTCGCATTGTATAGTATGCAAGGGTTTCAAGGTATAGATTGCAATGTATATTAAGGGCGGGAATAAAAATATTATTGATGTGATAAAAGAAATAGTTTAGTTCATAGTGTATAGGAGAGATACGATTTACTATTATATTAATACACAGTTGATACAATCTTATACGGCAACGCCAAGGCAATTAAAATATTAATGTTCTACACTATAGAGAATAAAAAAGAATAGATAATAAAGGAAGATGACAAAGCAATAATAAAATAGAATGGATTACAACAAGGCATGGGGGGTATAAAGAATAAGGTATACACCCGACACGCACCTGCCTCCTTTTATATCAATTAATAGGTAGTTCTAGACACACATGATTAGCAAAGCAAAACAAGACCACATTATCACTTCCATCACAGACGGACACAGCCTTGTAAAAGCATGTGCGGATGCAAAGGTTAGTCGTGCTACTTTATATCGTTACATGGGCAAAGATAAAGAACTAGACGGCAATGTTAAACAAGCACAAAGACAGGCTGCTGAGAAAGCCTTAGAAGAGCTAGAGGATATGTATGGTGATGCGTTGCATGGTAGAAAGAGCTATGACCCTAATTTATTGAGAGACTATGGGCATCATGTAAGATGGAAGGTGCAGAAGATATTACCTGAGCGATTTGGTGAGCAGAAGAATAGGACTGGCGTAGAGATAACTGATGGTTCTTTGAAGATAGTTTGGGAAACTGGAGGAGAAGATGCAAGTTAAGATACCTTACAGACCGAGGGAATTACAAGCTGAGATGCACAATAACTTGAAGAGATGGAATGTGCTGGTTATGCACAGGCGTTTTGGTAAGACTGTGTTTGCTGTAAACCATATGATTAAGCATGTTTTAACGTGCCCACTTCCAAGACCAAGAGTTGCGTTAATTGCTCCTACGTTTACTCAGGCTAAAAGAATTAGTTGGGATTATGTAAAACATT